CAGCGTGTTATCAATTTCGTCGACCGGCGGCACCGTGGTCGGCGGTAACGGCATACCCGGCTTGAGACTGGTGTCGATCACCGTCCAGCGGTAACCAATACCCACGATCCAAACGAGACACAGTAGCTCGGTTGCCCCCAGTGCGGGCGGTAACGGCGGCCACACTGCACCCGGCGGTAACGGTAACTCGTTATCCGGTCCCGGTAAATAAATCGGAAATGATGGATGGACCGGCGCAATCGGCAGGCTGTTATCGGGACGCACCGGGCGCGGCGGCATCGGCCAGCGATTGGGCGGCGACGGCAGACCATGATCGGGACGCACCGGATAAGTCGGGCGGCCATAACCGGGATCAACCGGCGGGCGATTACCAAAACCGGGATCAACCGGGTGCCAGCCAGGGCGGCCATAGCCGGGATCAACCGGCGGCATTGGCATTCCAAAGCCGGGATCGATCGGACCGACTACTTCGGGCGGCTCGATCCCAGGATGTTCGTTGCCAAAACCAGGGTCGACTGGGCCTTGGGTCTCGCGCACATGAATGGGCGAGCGACTAACTGCGACATATGCCATCCGTTTTACCTTTCATAGGAGGAGAGTAAGCTCGTCACCCCTGAGTTTCTTAATCCGGAATCACTGGCTCAGCGAAGCAGCGGCAATTCGGGCCACCTCCCGGATGATAACGCATTTCCTGTTGCCCCGGTTCCGATGCGACCGGAGGCTCTATCCACTTGTGGAAGCTGCCATTGAGCGCACGGTGACGTGGCCGCACGGCACGATCTTCCACAGTATGCCAGATGTAGCCCTCGCTGCCGACATGACGGGCGCGGGCCTCCATCAACTCCCCTGCGACACGGGCGGTCTCGGTGCGGGCGATGAGGTTCGCCCGGCCCACCGTCATATCACCCGCATCCAAAATCTGAGCTGTCAAACCCACGGCCTTGGCCGGATCGCTTACCGCAATGTTACGGGTCCCAGTATACAGGTTCGAGATGACAGTCTCGTGAACCCTCTGTGCGGCGTGCAACGGCAGTGAAGTGATGAGGCTGACTTGCCGTTCCAGTGATGCTTGCATAAGCTGCCCAGTGGGCGCAGTTTCAATCTCTCGGCGCAATGCCCGGCTAATCAGTCGCGACACCTTGGCCCAGGCTGCGGCGTCGCGCCGTGACACATCGGCCAGCATGCGGCGGGCAGTAGCCGTGGCCCACGGCTTCAATATTTCGGCGTAGGACCGGAGCTGCTGCGTGGCTACCCAAGCCTCGTGCTGGGAAGGAGGCACGCCCTGCTTGAAAAAGCCACGCAGCAGCATCTGGACCTGCCGGGCGACAGCCCGTAGCTTGGCGCTGTATTCCGCCTCGGCATTCCGGACCTTCGCAAAATGCGACTTCTGCGCCCGCGTCTCACGCTTCAGATTGGCAACGTCATCATGCGTTAAAAACATATTTAACCTGCTAAACGGGCATTTGACAACAGAAGCCGGGCGTGATACAATACAGGGTTCATAGAGGAGAACCACATGAGCACCACTACCCCGGAAGAGTTTATGCGTGCTCGGCAGGCGCAGATCGATGCTATTTCCCTGACCCGCATCGACCAAATCCCGGAGCTGCCATGGGGCGGCAATTTCTGGGTCGACAACCCGCTATTCAAAAAGTGCGACGCTTTCGTCCGCACCCTACCCACCCGCGAGGAACGGATACAGGCCGAAATCCTGGTATCCTGGCACGGCATGGGCGAGGAAATGGAGGACGACGGCTCCGATCCTCTCGACTACCTCGACGACTAGGCTCGGAGTGCGCGCCGCCACCCGGCGGCGCGCATCGCCCGATCCATCACTAAGTGTAAGTGACGGCGGCCCGCCACGCGGTAGGGCCGCCGCTCATCGCCCCCTGGCTCATTCTGTGGGGGCGGCGGAGGTTGATCCGGCGGCCCGTTGGGCGGCCCGGAAGGCCCCCCGCCGCCCTCTCCCCCAGCTTTAACCCCTGGAAATAACCCTCCACCCCCCGGTGGCGGCTGCTCCTGTCCTGCGCCCGGCGGACCCTCCGCCCCCGGTGGCCCTTCCATGCCCGGCGGCATCCCCGGCATGCCGGGCGGCGGTTCGTTCTCGGCCTCTTCGATTTCCTTGGCAGTAATGTTCGACCAGATGCCGGTATCGCGCCCCGACTGCTTCAACTCACGCAGTGCCATGCCCTTGGTGACGAGACCTTCGGAGAAGGCCTGAGAGACCGACGCGGTAACGGTACTGGCAACCGTCGCCTTCTGATCCTCGGTCAACTGCCAGAGCGGCTGGAAAGCGAACTGGAAGTCCTTACCTAAGTCAATCTTGGCCGACCGCGCCATGATCCGGTAAAGCTTGTCGATGAACACCCGCAAATCGCGCTCCTGGCGTTGCTTGATGCCATCGTAATAAGTCCGCAAGTCGCTCTCACCAGTGGCCGAGAACCCGGCGGGTGACATTCCAAACAACCGGACCAACGGGATCTGGAGCGCCCCCGCGATTTGCTGCCCAAACTGCATCAGCGCATCCGAGATGCCGGTAAACGACGTCTGCTGCTGACCTTGGAAATCATCTTCGGCGTCCAGCATCGTCATACCTTCGATGCCCTGGAAGCGCCGCATGAACTCGACGTAGGCAATTAACTGGGCGAAAATCTCCGGGTCGCCCGCCACGATCTTGCGCAGGTCCTTGACGCGGTAGGTCCGGATGTACGACTTGTAAACCAGTTGGGCCGCACCCTGAGTGGCACTGTCGAACGCCACCATGCGATCGTACAGCCGCTCCAGGATGCTAATACCCCAGAGGTTCTCCATTAAGCGCTGGGTGTAAGGCAGGCGCACCCCGTCGAGCCGCAGGCATCTGGTGTAATGAACGCGCTGACCATGCAGCCCCGGTGCATTGGTCGAAATCTGGTAGGACACCGGCAGGCCGAGATGCGGCCCGATTTCATTAACGACGTTGAGATTCGGCTCGACCATCCAGCGATCGAGTACCATCAACCCCCGGAATTGATTCGGGCCGATCCGGTCGACCCGCAGCGGCGTGTCCATCTTGGCCCCGTCGATCAGGATGACGGCGATTGCCCCGCCATACAGCCGCGACCAACGCACCGTGTCGTTGATGCTGGGCCACACCTCGCGCCGCACCGAGATTTCGTTAATCCGGTCGATGTCCTCCGGGTCCATGTCGGAGGTAATTTCGACCCCGGCACGGGTCATGTCGTCGCCAACCGCGTCGACCGCTATTCCCGCCAACCACGACCCCCGGTGCATCCACTCCAACATGGTGCGGTTGCGAGTAATCGGATTGAAGCCGTAAGTGCTGGAGGACAGCGCGTTGTCGGTGCCGATCCCAAGATCGAGCGCGAAATTTTGGAAGCTGTCGCGGGTGCGGCCCTGACCATGTATCTGGCTGTGCACCGCGTCGAGCGATGACTGAAAGGATTCGCTGCGCAGCGCCGCCATCGACTTGGCCCGGATCTCGGCCAAGACCGCCGCGTCGCGTGCCGCAGTTACATCGACGGTCTTAGGCTGGCGCGGCACTGTGCTGCTTCGCCAGATGCCGGTGCAGGCTGGCCTCACCCTGACCGTGACCGACTGTCTTATCGGACCGGGCATAACCGGGCGAGTTAGCGTGTGAACTCCAACTGCCGCCCTTGTTGACGATCACGGTGTGCGCGCCCTCGCGGCCCTCAGCCCCGCCCTTGTGATATTCGGTGTAAGAACCGGGACTAACCTGTTTGTGTTTAGTGAAACCAGCTTGCTGCAGCGCGGCGTGAGCCTGCGGTGAAGCATGGGTCGCGGCGGGCGACGCAGTACCCCCACCACCTTTACCATGGCTCGCCGGGTTCTGCCCAGGGCCATAATCATGCATGTGCAGGTGAATATGCCTAGCCATCAACCATCCCACCCGGCGAGTGAGCCATCGCAAACCTCATATCGGAAAGGGGTGGACAGCGCATCCGCCCATCCGTTTATCAACCGATAAACGAGATTGGGGAACAGCCAGGAACAGAACGTAGCACATCGCCGGAACCCCCGTCAAGATGCCTCGATCACCGCCCGCTGGAGAATGCCCAACAATTCCCGGAAGCGCTGTATTTGCGTTTCAATTGACTGCGCAACCAGCTTCGGGTCGCCGTCGCAACGCAGCAGATGCTCGGCCAGAATTTCATCCTCGGTCAATCCTTCAAGCCGTTTACACTCAGCCTGGAGCGCCCGCAACATTGGCTTTATCTCATCTACCATTTCGCCATTAGTCATCATCTGCTTCTCCATCATCCTTAGTCATCAGCCGGTTGAACACCGCCAGTTCCTGGGTCGGCTCCAGCGTCAAAGTTTGGGCGTGCAGCAGCGCCAAAACCAAGACGGCGGTGAGATCCTTGCGCTCACGTTCCGACAGCGGCCCGTCACCGATCATCCGCTCCTTGAGGTGGATCAGCAACTGAAAGTCACGCGGACCGAAAACGTATCCAAGTATCGTCATGTGGCAGGCTAGCACGGCGCGCGACCCCCGCGCAAGATATTGCGCCGGAAGCTTGTTAAATATGTTCATAGCAAGGTTTGACAAGGGCCGCGCGGCGTGGTTTAATGCGCCCACTCTGATAGAGGACAAGCACCAATGGTTGATCCAGTGAAAGTTACCCCGCTGCGCCACGGCACCTGGCTGGGCCGTCCCGCGACCTTCACCATTTACTATTACGACAAGAACCGGCTAGGCAAGCGCATCCGGGTCCAGAATTGGGCGGACGGCGGCCACACCATTCGCGCGGTGCGCGGCGACGCCCTCAGCCCCAGAAGCTTCCGGTTGTACGACGAAGTCAACTACGCCACCACCCACGACGCCGCCGACATCGAGACGGTGGTCGACGCGCTGGCCGCGATCCATTTCGGCAGCACGTTGGGAGACGCCAAATGATCAAAGTCGCCTCGGGCCATTATCGCGACGTCTTCCTGCGGGAGGTTTTCGACGTGTTCCGCGACCGGCTGGTGCTGGCTGGCAAAATTGCCAAGGGTTGGCGCTTCAAGCTGATCGACGGCAAGTGGTCGGAACTTTACCCAACCAAATTGCGCGCGGCACAGGCCGCCCGCTGCCAGATCGCGAGCAGCCTATGATCTCGATCATCAACCCGCGCTCAGACTGGTACCGGGCCGACCTGAACGGCACCTCGGATGGGGTGTCGGTTCGTATTTGGAAGGCAATCGGCGACGCGCGCAACATTGACCGGCTGATGTCCCAGGAAGTGCTGGATTGCCCGTTCCACCTCGCGTGCGACCGGGTCTACACCCTGCTTGGCCAACTACCTAACCCGAACTTGGAGTTGCTAAAATGAGGCATCAGCAGCGAGGCCGCATCCACGAACTCGACGTGATCCTCAGGCAAGTCGACGCCGAGTGCGTCGAGCGCGGCCAGCCGATCCTGTCGGTGCTGGTCCGCGACGAACACACCAATGAACCCTGCGCGGTGTTCTGGGAAAGCGTCACCCAATACGACCTGCGGCTGCCCGGCGAAACGGATGCGGCGTGCGACCAGCGGCTGCAAGACGTCGCCGTCTTATTCCACCAAACTATCCATTGAGGAGCAATATGATCAGGATAACTGAAGAACTGGTGCTGCTGCTGATCAAGATGACGGCGCAGGCCAACCCAATAATCAATCAGGAGACCGCCGAATTTGTAGGCACCCGCCTCGCGGAGGCACTGCGCATCATCGAGGGGCCACACACTAAGTTCAATCAGAAGCACATCACCGCGTTGGTTGAGAAATGGCGGGCCGACGGCTCGTTGCCACCCCAAGTGTTACATTGAGGAGTGCATCCGGAATGAACAACTTCTATCTCGGATTTGTCGTGGGGGCGCTCGTATCATCGGCCATCACTGGCTTCGTCCTTGGCATGCTCAACGCGAGTAGGGCGCGCCCGGAATGACTATACCGCCCTTGCGGGTGCAGTCGACGCGCAGCTTGTCCATCAGGTAGGCGTCACAGTTATACCCAAGACGGCAGCGCTCGATCGCCGCGATCAGCTCCTTGCAGGGCTGGGGCAGGGTCGGGTCGACCTGTGCCGCCAGCCACAATCCAAATACTATCTCAATTGCGGTCGTCCGGGTCGCGGCTGGTCGGGTCGCCTTGCACCTCCTCCGGGCTGGGCGGCGGCTCCATGATGGTGCTGTCCGGTGGCGGCATCGGCGTCACCTCGCGGCGATCCGGTGGCGGCGGCGTCACATAGGGCGGCAGGACCGGAGCGGCAGGCGGCACGTAATCCGGCATCACTGGAGGAGTGAATGGGATGGCCTGCGGCGCGGGCAACGAGACCGGCGGCTCCTCTGGCGGCGGCAACGGGTCGGGAGGTGGCGGAAAATATGGCTCGGGTGGCGGTTCAATTACCGGCGGCTCGATCACCGACAGGGCAGCGGCTGGCGGCGGAGCGGGGATCGGCGGGACAAATGGGACGGGCGGCGGGTCACCTCCCGGCGGGAAGCCAGGTGGCGGGCCGGGCAGCGGCGGGTCGGGTGGCAGGGCTGCAGGCGGATATTCATCCGAATCCAACGTTTGCAGCTTGGCAAATGGTGGAGCGGCGGCAACCGGCTCCGGAGTCTTCGACTTAGCCATGGGTTTCCTCTCAGAATCTACCCAGCAACACCAAAATCAAGATTACCACTAGAACAACCCCGATCAACCCGCTGGGATAATAGCCGTAGGGTTGCCAAGCCGCATTGTGCCGACCGGGGAAGGCCCCGATCAGCAACAGGATCAGGACAATCAGCAGGAGGGTCGACATG